GCTAATTTTATAACAACCTTATTGGGAATAGTATGGACATTGAAGCCTTATCGAATTACGCAACAGATCGACAGAAAGTTATTTTAGAGGCAATTAAATCAGAAGGTAATCAATTAAAAGCGGCTGATAAGCTGGGCATACCTCGATCAACATTATACGACCAAGTTAGAACCCTGAAATTAAAAGCGGCGCAACAAGGATGGTCGCCAGAGCATGATTTAAAACATCCTGTGCCGGATGGCTTCAAGTTAAAAGGCACATCTACTTTATACGATATGCAGACAGGTGAAGCTAAGATTCAATGGGTAAAATCAAACGCTGATAAAGAGCGTCAAGAAGAAATATTTAGAGAAGCGCTGGCAGCTCTAGCGGAGGATTTACCGAAAGAAGCGCCGATACCATGTCCAAGCTATACCGATGATAATCTGGCAGCATGTTATCCGGTCGGGGATCATCATTTTGGGATGTTGTCCTGGCACGAAGAAACTGGCGAGGATTACAGCTTATCAATCGGTAAGAAATTACTGAAAGGCTCAATCAATTATTTAATCAATGCAGCACCGGCTTGTAAAGATGGCTTGATCGTTATCTTGGGCGATTTCATGCACTACGACAGCTTTGATGCTGTCACGCCCGCACACAGAAACTTACTGGATGCAGATGGGCGCTTTCCTAAGATGGTAAGGGCAGCCATCAAAACTCTGCGTTATATGATTCGTGCCTGTTTAGCTAAACATGAAAAATTGCACGTTATTATTGAGATTGGCAACCATGATACATCAAGCTCGGTTTTTCTCATGGAGTGTATGCACAATATTTATGAGGACGAACCGCGCGTAACCATTGACCGCTCACCCTCACATTTTCATTATTGGCGCTTTGGTAAGTGCTTGGTTGGCACACATCACGGTGACAAGGTAAAGCACGACAAGCTGCCGATGATAATGGCGACTGACCGGCAAAAAGACTGGGGCGAGACTGACTACCGATATTGGTGGACCGGACACATTCATCATGACAGCGTGAAAGAATTTGCAGGGGTAAAGTGCGAATCATTCAGGGTATTAGCGCCCGTTGACGCGTATGCAGCTAATGCCGGTTATCGGTCGGGTCGAGATATGAAGGCAATCATTTTGCACAAAGACTACGGCGAAGTGGGCAGGCACATTATTAACCCAAAAATGCTTGGAGATATAAGAGATGGCTGATTTATTTTATCTACCGTTTTATGGCTGTGTGGCCATTTTTTTATTATGTGTATTTGAGTCGTGGTGGTGGTGGAAATGAAGAATTTTATTGAAATGCTAATCATCCGGTTTTTACTCATGATTGTATTGATTATCGCAAGCCCTGCAATTTTATTTGATTTATGGAGAACGACGCATCATGACTAACGATATTATTAACAACCCTAGCCACTATGTAGTTGGCGGCATTGAAACCATCGACTTTATTGAAGCCAAAGCGTTGGGTTATAACCTCGCTAATGTCATCAAGTACGTTAGCCGGGCAGATCACAAAGGTAAGCGCACAGAGGATCTTGAAAAAGCCCGCTGGTATCTGGATCGAGAAATACAAAACGCTTTTAAATGATTTCTTGGGCTGATTTCTACTTACCACCTATCAATCTGTTTAGTGCGCCCATTCGTGTAGCTAACTGTCAGCATACGCACTGGGCGGTCTATTACTCGCTCAATAAGCGGGTGTGCATCGATTGCAAGCTAGAACAGCCGCTATTATCAATCGCGCCGGAACACCAGCGATAATTGAAAATATTGCAATAATTGCAAATATGGTATAATCAACCCAAATTATTTTGGGTGTGGTTATGGATCAATTAATCGAACAGATAAAGCGGCATGAAGGCTATAGACAGCAGAGTTACCGCTGTACAGCAGGGAAGCTGACGATAGGTTATGGTTACAATTTAACCGCCAACCCGTTACGGTTATCAACGTTAGAAATAAATTACAATCAAATGCACGGTATCGGTAAACATGAAGCCGAACGACTCCTAAAGCTAATGATTGCAAAGATAACCGACCAACTCGAAGAAGCCCTGCCAGTCATTAACCGCATCAATACCGTCCGCCAAGATATTCTCATCAACATGACCTACAACTTAGGTCTGGTTGGCCTGCTCAAATTCAAGAAAATGATTCTTGCCCTCGAAAAGAAAGACTACCAAAAAGCCGCTGCTGAAATGCTCAATAGCAAATGGAAAGATGACGTTGGTGAACGCGCACAAGAATTAGCCACACAGATGATTACTGGAGTTTATGCAGCATGAAAGAGTATTTTTTTGCACGACTACAAGAGCCGTCCTCATGGCGTGCCGCTATCTGGGTGGCTACAAGCTTTGGTCTAGTCGCATTTAAAGGTGAGCAAGCAGAATCTATTATCGCTTTGGGCATGGCTCTTAGTGGTGCTGTGGGTGTCGTTACTCCTGACAAACTGCACCATGATAAATAAATGTGAAGTGCTACCAAAAGCAATCGAGCCTATTGGCTGGACAACAAACATTATTGACGGTGGTCAAGCCGTCCTATCCTGCAAGGTGGAATGAATGAACGTAAAAAATATAGTTATCAGTAATTTCTCGGCGCTAATTCTAGGCGGCAAGTTGTGGACAGATGCCAGGCACTTAGTATCAACGATCAATGGCGATAATAAACTCACGGGTCCAGAGAAACGGGCAGCAGTCTTTCATGATTTGCATATTATAGCCGGTGACGCAACCGCATTGATTCTAAACGTAGCGATTGAATTGGCCACACTCTGGGTTAAGGGATTGTAATGGCGTATTCAGAACATATCGAAAAAGTCGCATCAGTCTTACAGACCAGCACCTACACAATAAGCGGAGGATTAGTGGCAGGTGATTGGTTAAGCGTGCTAGACAGCCATGCAGCGGCTTTCGGTGTGGTCTTGGGTATGTTGACGTTTACCACTAATCTGGTTTTCCAGTGGTTGAATCATCGGGTCATCGTTAAGAAATAATATGGCATCACCACTCACCCCAAAACAGTGGGAAGCAATAAGATTACGCTTACTTGCAGGGGAGAAAGGGCGTTCTTTAGCTCGTGAATTTGGCATCTCAGAGACAGCAATAAGAAAAAGGTTTGGTTCGCAAACTAAAGAAATAAAAAAAGTTGCTAATCAATTAGTTAAAGCAGAAGAAGCGCTGTCATCATTGCCTATTAGTTCGCAAATCAGTGCGCGAACCTTAGCAGATGAATTAAAAGCAATATCAAGTCATTTAGCAGGTGCTGGAAAGTATGGAGCAATGACCGCGCATAGATTATCAGGAATGGCAAATGACCAGGTTGATAAGATAGACGAGGTTAATCCAAGCCAGTCAACAGATGCGCTTCAAAACATAGCGATCTTAACAAAGCTGGCAAATGATTCAAGCACTATCGGTATGAATCTGCTTAATGCCAATAAAAAGACCATCGAAGATATAAATAAGAACGATGATGAGCCGCCAGAACCAAAACAAATAGTGTTTAGGGTTGTCGATGCAAGCGAGTAATTCACCGGCTCTCAATATTCAGCAATCAGAGTTTATTCAATTGCCACATAAATTTAAAGCCTATGTTGGTGGTTATGGAAGCGGAAAGACGTGGGCTGGTTCTTCTGCAATGTGCGCAAGAATATGGAGCAATCCGGGTATTAATCAAGGTTATTTTGCACCCACTTATCCGCATATACGCGATATTTTCTTTCCAACGATTGAAGAAGTCGCCAATGGTTTAGGCTTGAGCGTTGACATTATGGAATCAAACAAGGAAGTACATTTTTATAGTGGGCGTAAATATCGAGGAACAACGATTTGTCGAAGTATGGAGCGACCGCAAACTATTGTTGGATTCAAAATTGGCCATGCTCTCGTTGATGAGCTTGATGTATTGGACCCAAAGAAAGCACAGCAAGCATGGCGAAAGATCATTGCTCGTCTGCGTTGGCAAGGTGCAACTAATGGCGCCGATGTAACGACTACACCCGAGGGATTTAGGGAGACGCATAGGTTATTTGTTGCAGAGTTAGCCAACAAGCCAAACCTATCAAGTCTTTATGGATTAATCCAAGCATCGACAAGAGCTAACGCTAAAAACCTACCTGACGGATATATACAATCATTAATTGATACCTATCCAGCCGAATTAATTGACGCTTACATTGATGGCAAGTTCTGTAATTTAACTACCGGCACAGTTTATCGGTCATACAATCGTCAGCGGTGCGAATCTTTAGAAACAATACAGGGTAAAGAGTCTTTGTTTATCGGCCTTGATTTTAACGTCGGAAAAATGGCTGCAAGCATCTATGTTCAGCGATCTACTGGCTGGCATGGTGTGTCAGAACTACATGATGTATTTGATACGCCATCAATGATAAATGTCATTAAAGAACGATGGCCAAACAATCGAATAATTATCTACCCAGACGCATCTGGTGGATCAAGAAAATCAGTCAATGCCAGCGTGTCAGATATTGCACTACTGAGACAAGCAGGGTTTGAGGTTAGGGTTAAGTCAACTAATCCATTCGTTAAAGACCGAATACTATCTGTTAATAAGCAGTTTGAAGATGGGAAGTTATTTATTAACTCTAAATTATGCCAAACGATGGCCAGTAATTTTGAGCAACAAGCATACGATAAAAATGGCGAGCCTGATAAAAAGAGTGGGTTCGACCACCAAAACGACGCATCAGGCTACCCGATAGCATACGAGTTTCCAGTCATTCGACCATATCAATCATTAAAGATTTTAGGAATATAAATATGAACGGTGAAACCGCCAAGAATATCAACAAACGCCACCTAGAAAGTGAATACATGCTGTCTATCTGGAATAAATGCGAGGATGCACGCGAAGGACAGACAGCAATCCACGAAGCGGGTCGAACTTATTTACCTGAGTTATCCGGTCAAAGTAATTCAGAATATCAAGCCTATAAAAGACGCGCTGTATTTTATGGAGCAATGAGTCGAACGGTTGACGCTTTCGCCGGTATGATAATGCGAGTGCCGCCGAGTGTTGATAATCCATCACCTTACTTGGACGATGTAACCGGCCATGGTTGCAGCTTGACTGAGTTTGCTGGGGAAGTATTAGAGGAAGTCTTAGTCACTGGCTTTGGCGGAATACTGGTCGAACATTCACCAATGGCTCAAGCAGTCACACTCGCACAGGCTCAGGCATTAGGCGCACGTCCATATCTAGCGTTATTCGATGCCGACTCAGTGATTAACTGGCGTAAAGACGGTAAGCGAATCACACAGCTAATACTTGAAGAAGACGAATACATAGCCAAGTCAGAGTTTGAGGGCGAAGAACAGTGTTTTTATCGGGTGCTGGACTTGGACGACATGGGTAACTACCGGCAGCGTAAGTTTATCGAAAAAGATAAATACTTTGTTCAAGTCGGTGATGACATTTACCCGTTGATGAATGGCGCTAATCTCAAGGAAATACCATTCTACTTTTTAGGTGATGCTGACGAATTGCCCTTGCTGATTGATTTGGTGGACTTGAATATCAGTCACTACATGACAACCGCTGACCTAGAAAATGGCTGTCATTACACAGGCATCCCGCAGCCTTGGCTGGCCGGTGTGCAGCTACCGGATGGCGTGACTTTATCGGTGGGTGGCGTTTCTGCTTGGGTGTTTCCAGATCCACAAGCGAAAGCACAGTATCTGGAGTTTTCGGGTCAAGGCCTAGGGTCACTGGAAAGACGTCTTGAACTAAAAGAAAAACAAATGGCATCGTTAGGCGCAAAGATGCTCAGTGACAGCGTAACCGCAGAGACAGCGACAGGGGCAAGCCTACGCAGTACGGGCGAGTTTAGTGTATTGGCGCAATTATCGGATAGAGTCGGTAAAGTATTATCAAGGGCTTGTTCATTCATGCACCAATGGGCAGGCTTGCCAGAGGTTGCCATCAAGCTCAATACTGATTATCTCCCTGCCAAGATGACACCGCAAGAATTACAGGCGTTAGTCGGGGCTTGGCAAGCCGGAGGCATATCAAGCATGACGTTATTCAATAACCTACAACAAGGTGAATTGATAGCCGCAGAGGTGACGTTTGAAGATGAACAGGCAAATATATTAGAGCAAGCACCTGTATTGGTTGCACCTGTCGCCAATGCCGTTAAGTAAAGTTCTGTTTGACGATACCATCGAGCTTCATTTAGATATGGAGCGCGTGGCGATTGAATCACGGGCTACCATCGTCAAGCTATTAGAGAATCTTGAGAAAGAACTCATTGCAAAAGTAGCCAATGGCGTAACCGATTGGTCAAAGGCAAGAATTGATAAGCAGCTCAAAGAAGCCAGTACCGTTATCAAGCAATATTATGATGAAGCGGCTGGCATCGCGAGAGATACCACCACCAGCGTGGCGCAAGTATCAGCATCAGCCACAGCGACGTCGTTGAGTGCGGCGGTAGGCGGTCAAGTAGCTATTGGTGTATTGCCCACAGATGCTTATCTGGAAACCTTAGCCGGTAACACGATAATTCAAGGAGCAATTCAAGCCGATTGGTGGAGTCGTCAAGCCGGTGACACCGCGTTTAAGTTTCAATCAGCGGTTCGTCAGGGCTTAGTCGGTGCTGAAACCACACCACAAATAGTCAAGCGGGTGCGTGGTGTTCTGGATTTATCCAGGCGTAATGCGGAGACGCTGGTACATACTTCGGTCCAGTCGGTCGCTAATACCACGCGCGAAAAGATATTTGCTGATAATGACGACGTTATGGCAGGCAAGGAGTGGTCAGCCGCCTTGGACCGTAAAACCTGCCCGACTTGTGGTGCATTAGATAACAAACGCTGGACGACTGACAGCAAGCCAATCAATCACAGTATGGTGTATCAAATACCACCCAAGCATTTCAGATGCCGGTGCTCAATGGTGCCGGTCTTAAAGACATGGCGTGAACTGGGTATTAATATGGACGAGTTGCCGGATGGAACACGGGCCTCGATGGACGGTCAAGTAACAGATAAGACGTTTGCTGACTGGCTAAAGCGCAAGACAGAAACAGATCCCACGTTCGCTGATCGCACACTTGGCAAGGGCAGGGCTGAGTTATGGAAGTCTGGCAAGATTACGATGGATCAGATGATAAGCGGTGGCAAGCCATTGTCGTTGAGTGAGTTGCAGGCTAAGTATGATATAAAAAAACAATTAACTCTTAATGATTATATTGCATTAGGTAAAACAAAAGCGGATAGTATTATCAATGCTGTAGGTAGTGGCGAATTAGAGTTCAGGACAGAACTCAACCGACTATTAAATAAAGAGATTGGAACAGATATTAGTGCTAATATTATAAATTACGGAAGTCGAAATGCGGCATCAAAATTAGTTGTTGAAGCATCAAAATTAATACCTAATAGCTGGACAAAAGCGATTGATGATTTTGGCTCTCTAACTGTTAGAGAATCAACAAATAGAGCTTATGCCGTTACTTTTAATCAAGACTATACAGGTCGTAAAGTAGACTTTAAGAAGTGGGGGTTTGGAGTACAAGAAGGAAGCAACAATGCTGGATTCATAGTAACTAATAAAGGTAATTTATCGACGGCATTGCATGAACTATCTCATAGAGTACAGTCAGCATTGCCTAATCTTGATGCAATTTTTCAGGATTTGCATAAAAGAAGAACAAACGGGGATAAGCTTAAACGATTAACTGATGTTTACCCTAACAGGGGGTTTAGATCGACAGAGGTCTGTAAAGAAGATCATTATATTAATGCTTATTTTGGTAAAGAGTATTCAGGCCAAGCATTAGAGGTCATGACGATGAGTATAGAGTCAGTTATGACAAAAAAAGATGTATTTAATGAATTGCTATCTAAAGATAGAGAACTGTTTGATTTAGTTATAGGATTATTATTTAATTATGCTCCATAGAATAGATTTTCATATTCCCTTACCAAATGATGATCATGTATTGTTTTTCTGGGATGATAAGACTGGTGATATAACAGGTCAAAGTGCTGCATTTATAAAAGAAAGCGCGGCTTGTGCTATTGATGATGGTTTTATAATTTGCGAAGCTATTAATGGAACTATTCCAGCGACAGATCCATTAAATAATAAAACAGAGTTTTCAGCGCTTGTTGGTCTTGATAATTTACCGAATGAACTAAAGAAATATTACCCAAGCAAAACATCAAAAGGATATGAGGAATTTTCTAATGATGCTCATATTGAATCATTAGTAACCTATTAAAAGCATAATGACTACAATAACATTTGACACCTTAGAGCTGGTAGACAAACTCAAAACCGCAGGCATACCACAAGAGCAGGCCGAGGCTATGGTACGTGTTATTGCTGATGCTCAAGAAACATTAGTATCTAACATTACACTGGATCACCGATTAAAAGAGACTGAACTGCGATCAGATGCCAGATTCGAGCGCATTGATGGGGAATTAAAACTTAATCGATGGATGCTAGGTATTATAATTGCCGGTGTCATGTCTCTAGTATTAAAAACATTCTTCGCTTAAACACTCCGCTTTACCAAATACCAAAGCCAGCTTAACCGCTGGTTTTTTTATGCCTAAAATTCCTCCTAAAATTGCAATAAGTAAATATATTGCAAAAACTGCAATTATGTTATAATGCGCTCAAATCGTTAGGCGATTAACCGGGCTAAGCCTTCCAAATCCCAAGGGGACACAATGGACATTACACCAGAAGTACAAGCGGCTATAGATGCAGCAGTTGAAGCAGCGACCAGCGGACTAAAGACCAAGAACCAAGAGTTATTGGATAAAAACAAGAAGCTCATGAAAGGTCAAGAGATTGACCCGCAAACGGTGGTAGATCTTGAGGCGCAAGTTGACAAGCTACAAGGCGAACTCTCAGCCAGTCAGAAGTCGGCAAAAGAGTCAGTGAAAACACTGGAAACGCTGCAAGGACAACTGAAAGCAGAGACTGGGTTTACTCAGAAATTGCTAATCGACAACGGCTTGACTGACGAACTTGTAAAGAATGGTGTAGCACCGCAATTTCTACCCGCCACGAAAGCCATGTTTTCGAGTCAGGCTCAGATCGTTGCAGAGGGTGAGACTAGAGTTGCCAAAATTGGTGAAAAAACAGTCTCGGAATTTGTAAAGGAATGGGCGGCATCGGAAGACGGCAAGCACTTTGTGACAGCACCTAACAACTCGGGTGGTGGCTCAACAGGTGGCAAAGGTAGTGATAACGGACAAAAAACAATAAGCCGTGACGCTTTTGATACGAAAAGTCACTCAGAACGAGCTGAATTTTTCAAGTCAGGTGGGACGGTTGTAGATTAAATCAACTATAGGAAAGCTATGAAAATTATTAAGACTCTATTTGTGGCAATGGCGGCTATGTTACATGACATGCTGTTTATGTGGATGTACCGATCAGGTTACATTATGACAGTAAACGTCCTGACATCATTATCGGCTGATATTTATAAAGCAGCGGACACAGTCGGTCGGGAATTAGTCGGGGTTATTCCATCAGTTACCATTAACGCAGGTGCAGAAGCGGTTGCCATTGGCGACGTTATCCGGTCAGCATTTACTCGCACAGCGGCTGTTGGAACTATCACCCCTTCGATGGTTATCCCAGAAGGTAACGACCAGACAGTTGACAACAAAACAATGACACTTGACCAAACTGCCTCGGTTAAGATTCCTTGGACGGGTGAAGACATCAAGCACGTTGACAATGGCGCTGGCTATACCAGCATCTATGGCGATCAAATCGCCCAAGCAATGCGTGCTATCACTAACCAGATTGAAGCATACGCTTGGAGATTGGCTTATAAAGGCGCATCACGCGCATTTGGTACGGCTGGCACAACCCCATTCGCTGCTAACTTTAATGAAATCGCTGAACTTCGTCAGATTTTAATCGACAACGGCTGCCCAGATGACGGCCAATTAACGCTAGTAATGAACACCATTGCAGGCACTAAGCTTCGCAACTTGGCTCAATTACAGCAAGTTAATACCTCTGGCGATTCCTCATTATTACGTCAAGGCGAACTGCTTAACTTACAACGCATTATGTTGAAAGAATCAGCAGCACCCATCGCGGTCACTAAGGGAACAGGCGCATCGTACACATCAAGTGCGGCTGGTTATGCTGTAGGCGCAACTGATATTGCGGTCATTACAGGCACCGGCACTATTTTGGCGGGTGACGTAGTGACTTTCACGGGTGACAATAACAAGTACGTTGTAGCCGTTGGTGTTACCGCTGCTGGCACAATATCACTTAATGCACCTGGCTTACGCTTACCGCTTGCAGCATCCGCAGTCGCTTTGACAGTGGGCGCAACATCCACTAGCAACATCGTATTGCACAAAGGTTGCTTTGAGTTGGCAGTACGCCCAATCGCTCTACCAATGGGCGGTGATGATGCTGACGACCAAATGACCGTTCAAGACCCACATTCTGGCTTGAGCTTTGATGTATCAGCTTATAAAGGCTACAAAAAAGCAATGTTCGATATTTCCTGCGTCTATGGCGGGAAAATGTGGAAACCTGACCACGCAGCAATATTACTCGGCTAGTCGATAAACGATGCCCATTCTTTTGAGTGGGCATTTCTTAGAACACTAACTAGGATAATTAATGGCAGCTTACGTTAAATATACAGCAGCAGTTGAACCACTAGCAGAAGGCGTAAACGCTGGAACGGATGCGTGGAAAGTGGCACTGGCTTTAACGGTCAACATAGCCGATACAGCATTTGTCGCAGGCACAACCGACCTTGCAACAGCGGCAGGCTATACAGCAGGCGGCAATGCTTGTGCAACGATCACTAGCGCACAAACGGCAGGCACTTATAAGCTCGTACTGGCTAATCCAGCAGCATGGACAGCCACAGGCGCTGGCTTCACTTTCCGTTATGCAATCTTGTATAACTCAACGACAGGCGTTCCATTTGGTTATTGGGATTATGGCAGTAACGTCGTAATGAACGGTACAAATGCCGATACTTTTACCGTCAACCTTGATGCCACGAATGGCGTGTTTTCAGTCGCCTGATGGATGATTATGTTGTAGCGGGCTATTGGGTAGCGGGCTATGTCGTCAGCTCGAATACCAGTTACAGCTTAACTGGGGCAGCAGGCGCGTATTCGGTTACTGGTCAATCTGCAACATTAAAACTAGCGCACAAGCTCACAGCAGCCAAAGGAAGTTATGCGCTAACAGGTTTGCCGGTTACTTTTTCAATCGCTCGAAAATTAGCCGCAGCAAAAGGCGTTTATTCGGTCGCTGGTCAGTCATCAATATTATCGGTTGCTCGAAAGCTGAGTTGCTCACCAGCAACGTACACACTAACCGGCAAAGCATCATCGTTCGTTTACTCGCGTAACCTTAACGCAAACTCAAGCAGTTATTCATTATCAGGAAAAACGGCTGCATTAAATTACCTAGCAGGGCGTGCCAATTATGCAATGGCCTGTGCGTATGGCGCTTACAGCTTAACTGGATTAGATGCTTCGCTGGATTATCTCAGCATCATCAAATACCCACTCGCAGGCATAAGCAGAGCGTTTGAGTTAAACGGCATTGCTAGAGGCTATGAGTTAGCAGGATTAACGGACACTATGCCGTTAAGTGGTGTTAGTAACAGCTATCCGTTATCAGGCATTAGTCGGAGTTATCCATGAGCACCATCGTTACGCGTACCGCAAACGGATCACCGCTAACTATCTTGCAACTCGATGCCAACTTTACAAACTTAAACTCAGACAAGGCAGAAACAGCAAACCCAACTTTTACGGGTGCGGTTAAGATTGACTATGGAACAGCAGCAGCGCCTGCACTAGCGTTTTCAGGCTCAACTAATACGGGAATTTACGGAAGTGGTACTGGCTTAACGTCATTAATTGGCGTTAGTTTTAATGGCACAACCGTCGCGGAAATTGATAGTAGCGCAAGATTTTTTAGCGCAACGACCAAAATAGCAGGAAGCTTTAATTTTCAAGTAGGCGCAGTTAAAGCAGGGAGCAGCGGCAGTAATGCTGTGAGTATTGGAAACAACAATACGATGTACGGGGCGTTTCCTATAGCAATCGGTGCTGAAAATATAGTCAATTCTCAATCGGTTGCAATAGGGGCGAATCATACGGTCAATACAGTTAGTTCAACTGCAATTGGCTCTGGTGTCACATCAGCGCATGATTTTCAGGTTTCTTTTGCAAACTGGGGGCTAGAAAGTGGACAACGCAGCGTTTATTGCTTACGAGCCGACACATCAGATAACGCAACACCAACATTAATGTCGATGTTCCCTGCTTATTTTGACGTGGCATCAATACCCGTTATTGCATCGCTTATATCCCTGAAAGGTCAGATTTTAGTCAGAGACACAACAACAGTTGGTTCGGCACTTTTTGACATAACGATTATGTCAACTAATCAAGTCTTACGAGGCGTAGTAATCACCCCGATATTTGGAACTGGAACACTGACACTGGCTAATTTACCCGCAAGCAAAATACAAGTGGTTACGAGTACGGGAACACTAGCGATTAATGTAACCGGATTGGCAAGCAAGAACTTAGTTTGGCTGTCAACTTTAGACGCAACAGGGGCATAACATGGCATTGCAATTCAGCTTCGATAGTCAGTTCGATATTAATTTTCCAACCGCCTATGCACGAGTTATTTCGTTTAATGGCGACAAGCTACAAGTTAATTTTTCGGTGGCTATTTATAAAGATCAACAGGCACGAGAAAGCAGCAAACAGCCGTTGTTATTTAGCAGGCACACCGTCGCATATATTGACGGAATGGCAATATCGTCGCTTTATGATTATTTAAAAACGCTACCAGAATTTACCGGAGCAATTGACGTATGAGTTTGATTGTCGAAACCGGAACAGCCAGTTCAACCAGCGAAAGCCTATGTAGCGTTGCTGACTCGTTGGCTTATCACTCAGCGCGTGGTAATGGCACATGGGCAACCATCACCACAACACAACAAGAGCAAGCACTACGACGAGCTACCGACTTTATGGAGCTGTCTTATAAATCACAGTGGCAAGGGCTAAGAGTCAATAACACCCAAGCACTGGACTGGCCTCGTGTTGGTGTAACGGCTAACGGTTATTTTGTTTTATCAACGATTGTTCCAACCCCTATCGTCAGAGCCTGTGCAGAACTAGCGTTAAGAGCCGCAGCAGGCGATTTACTGGTCGATACGACTCAGCAGAAGACCAGCACAAAGGTTGGAGATATTGAGGTCGACTTTGACAAGAACAGCCCGCAGGCGGTGCAATATCCATCGGTAGTGGCATTGCTGCAACCCTATTTCGGGCTGTCTAGTAAGCTCGTACATAAGGTCATCAGGTGAGCTTTTATTCGGATGCTGTCGAGGTTGTCGATGACGCGCTCAGTCAATACGGGCAGCTAGTCACTTTGACTCATAAGGCAACTGGCATTTACGACCCTGCAACAGGAACAGCGGCAACAACTACAGCAACAGAGATTGGGCGCGGAGTCGTCAAAGAATATAACGGCTTGAACCAGATTGATGGAACTCTTGTTTTGCAAGGCGATAAAAAATTATTGCTTAGTCCTGTGGGCATAACAGCACCCAAGATTGATGACACCGTTATTGCAAATGGCATTACCTTCGTTATTAAAAATATTAAATCACTTAATCCAGCAGGAACAGTCGTGATGTACGAGTGCCAAGTGAGGGGGGCGTAATGGCTGGCAATTTCGCCCTTGATATGACTCACTTTATCAACCACGCAGGCACTAACGTCAACACCGTAACGAAAAAGGTAGTGCTGGATGTGATGCGCGCAGTCATCAGGAAATCGCCAGTCGATACGGGCAGGTTCAAGGGCAACTGGCAATATGGCGTTAATGACATGCCCACAGGCGTTACTGATATTCACGACGATAGCGCACACGGACAAGGGGGGCAGGGAACACTGGCACACACTAAAGGACTGCTGCCACCACAGGCAGCGGGAAAACTGCATTGGATAGTCAATAATTTGCCCTACTCAATCGCACTTGAACACGGTCACAGTTCGCAATGCCCACCTAACGGCATGGTCGGTTTGACGATTACAGAATACCAAGCGCTGGTGCAACAGGCTGTTTCGGAGGTGAACCCTTGAGTATCATCAAAATCCGCGCAGCCCTAGAAACCGCCTTGAATGGGATGTCGCCAGCATTAGCAACGGCTTGGCAAAACACCCCATACACACCGATTGTTGGTACGCCCTATCAGAGAGTTAATTTGCTGACAGCCGAACCAGACAATCGAGTTTTCGGGGCAAGTTATACCGAAGCTGGCTATATGCAAGTGGACTTATGTTACTCACAAAGCGTAGGCGCAGGGGCAGTTGACCAGCGCTTCGAGCTAATTAGAAACACTTTTAAGCGAGGAACGGCTTTGTTTAATGGAGGCATTACCGTCACTATTTCAACAACGCCAGAACTCGCACCAGCTTACCTTGATGGTGATCGGTTTGTCCGACCAGTCAAGATTCGTTTTCACGCTTACATTTCACAATAGGAATATAACTAATGGCAATAGCTCAAGGCATTTACAAAACGGTTACAGTTAAAAAACAAACCGCACTCGGCACAGCAGCATCGGGCGGATCAGCTCAAACTTTAAGGCGCGAGACATCAACTAACAACTTAAAAAAAGACACTTACGGCAACAACGAAATTGCTGCGCACCAACAAAGCACCGGCAAAACTCACGGCTTGCGTTCAGTTGATGTTGCACTGAGTGGCGTTTTATCGGCTGGCACTTATGCAACAGTAATGGGTTCGGTTTTGCGCGATGACTTTGCCATAATCACAGCAATACCCTCGCTGTCGCTGATCTTTGGCGGTTCTGCGGGCGCTTATACGATTACCGGAACAGGCTTGATGGTATCGGGCGGCTGGAAAATCGGTGACGTTATCAGAGTAACTGCTGGAACAACATTGCCAGCCGATATAAAAGATAAAAATCTGTTAATTACAGCCATTACTAACACAGTCATTACGGTTAAAACGCTTAATAACTCAACAATTACGACCAACGCCACCGCCATTGCAGCCTGTACGTTGACTTATCCGGGCAAAAAAGCGTTTCCGCCTGAGTCCGGTCATACCAAAGACTATTATACAGTCGAAGATTGGCAGTCTGACATCACGCAAAGTGAAGTGTTTTCAGACGTTATGCTCGGAAAATTGGACATCAGCTTGCCGTCCACAGGCAACGCCACGATTGCCATTTCAGGCGCTGGCTTAAATCGAACCCTTAGCACTACACGTACGTTTACCTCACCAACAGCCGAAACCACAACCAGTCCGTTAGCTGCGATTAATGGTGTGCTTATCGTTGATGGAACAGCGGTAACGAACCTTACGGGTGTCACTATATCAATCGACGGAAAAGTGGCAACCGTAGGCGCGGTTGTTGGCGCAAACGTATCGCCAGATATTCAGCGAGGCGTTATTGATGTATCAGGTTCGTTTACGGCTTTTTATCAAGATAAAACCCTTTCGACTCTTTTTGATGGAGCAACATCAACAACTCTAGTCGCGGTTGTCACAGATACCAGCGCTGATTCATCTGAGTTCGTATCGTTCAGCATGTCAAGCATTGTGTTGGATGGTGATGGTAAAGATGATGGTGACAAGGCTATCGTTCGGACTTATCCATTCACGGCTCGTATCAATACGGCTGGTAGTACTTCGTCAGCTAATGATAAAACCATTATTACTATCCAAGATTCAAAGGCGTAAACAATAACCCTATCGCGGCTTGAAATACAGCCGCGAACCTTTAACAAACAGAGAACAAAAAATGGAATTATCAGCACTAGATTTAAGCACAACATCAGAGCAAGGCTATGAGTTTGAATTTATCCCAGAGGCAACCGGCATTGGTGAGGGGTTCTTCATCACTGTACTTGGCAAACACGCGGACACAGTCAAAGAGTGGACGCGCAAAGCGGTTAACAACATGCGTGATCGTGAACGTATGTTGGCAAAGAAAGGTAAAGACGACTATCGCAAAGTCGAGGAAGACGAAGATTTTAGTGTGAAATTAACAGCCGTCACCATTACTGGCTGGAAAGGTCTTAACGACGGTGGAAAGCCCGTTGAATACAGTAAAGAAATGGCATTGACGCTTTGTCGTATTAACCCAGAGATACGCGACCAAGTCAGCGCGGCTTCGGATTTAATGTCAAATTTTACGAAGAGCAAATAGTTGAATTATTGCTATTTGCTGAACACGAATTAGCGCTCGGGGCAAAACAAGGCGATGGCGTGTCTTTACGTCATCACCTTGAATCAATAGAAAGACAAACAGGCGTAAAACCAGAGCAACTTGAGTCGCTCCCGTTTCCAGAAACGCTTGAGTTTAACTGGCTGGATTTTTTAGAGCTAAACAGAGCAAGAACGAGTAATGGTTACACGGCAAACCCAATCAGCTA